CACAATGTGTAAGCCATGAAGGAAACATAATTAACCTTCCTGCAACTGCTTTATATTCTAACTCTCTGTATAATCTTGGTGGTAAATCACCCTCTTTCATAGATGGTCTGCACATGGATGCTGATGATCTAGGATCATCTATTTTCAGATTTCCACAGTTGTGTGGTGTCTTTACATAGTAAACACCAGACCACAATGAGTTTGGGTGCATATGTGCTCGATTCATGCTATTTGGTGGGTTTATATTAGCCCACATACTGCCTAAATAAGGTTCGCTATCTAATTGTTCTTCCTGATATATAATATTCTGTGCTTCATAAAGACCTTTAACGAGTTCTGCATACTCAGGTTTTTTATACATATCTGTTGTTGAGTGCCATCCATTAACATTTGTTCTTTGTATGCCTTTGTCCAGTTTAGACCAGTCTAGTATATTTTTTTCAAGTTGCTCGTTGATTGATAGATTGTTATGATCAAAAATATAAATAGGTGTTGGAAAGTGCAATTCTCTTATCATCTGAAGGGTCTACCACCAAACCATACGACTAATGATTTTCTTGTACCATTGGTGATTGGCACTACTCTATGGTTTAAAAATGATGCGAAAAATACTGCCTGTCCTTGTTTTATAAACACCTTATTATCAGGTTGTACAATTTCTAATTCACCACCTTCGAATTCATTTTCGTTATTCAATAACAATGACATTGATATTTTTCTTACAGGTGGCTCACCTCTACCATCAATAGATGAATCTATATGCCAATTATAATATCCACCATTTTCATATTCTGTATATTGTGCATATTCTGACAATCTTATGTCTTCGAAGCCGAAATGATTTTCGTTAATTTGCCTTACAACTTCTTCTAATCTACGATACATTGGCTCTAACAATGGAAAAGGAATAAACGATACATGAGATGATCTAATACCTGTATCTAGTTTATTTTGCTCTATACCGATAGTTGCTTTATTAGGTGGTAATGACCTACCCGTTTGTATTATTTTATTACATTGTTCGATTGTAAAAACAGGCATATTCGTTTTTGCAACATACGATTTCCATCTAGGCTCATTGTAAATAACAGGTTGGTCGTAATACCTTCTATCAGTCATGTTTCGAATTAGATAGTTTTTCTCTTTGACTGTTTTCTAGTTCGCCTGACTTTCTAATTCTTTTTAATGTTTCAAATTGACCAAGAACATTAAACTTATCTGATTCAGATGAGAACTCATTAAGATTTTTTACCTTGTCAGCATATTGCATACCATATGATTCTAACTGATGTTGATTTACATCTTGTGTATCGAATGTGCCATCATCATATTCTGATTTCAATTTTGACCACATTTTTATTTCTCTCATTCTGTGATGTGCAATTTTTTCCATAGATGCTTTTGAATATCTGTATTCATCTAAATCTATTTTTAAGTTTTTTTTGACAAATTCATCTTCTTCTTTGTCTAATTTATTTAATGTTTCATCAATTTTTACTTGGTTTCTTCTGTACTCGAATGACAATGCCATAAGATTATCTAAGTAACTTGCTTGTTCTCTAACACATTGCCAGTACTTAGATGCGTTTGTTGGACAACGATTGTCTTGTAATACAGAAAACCTAGCTTCTGTTTCTGTACGAAACATTTGTTTTTTTATCCAAGTATCTTTTAACTCAGATGATAATGTTTTAAATGATTCAAGATCATCTGTGCTGAGAAGATTGTTCAAAAATTCACTTTCTTTTTCTATAAGTTCTTTTAGATTTTCTTTACTCATAATATGTTTTTTAATCTGTCGCTATTGTTTTTGTTCCACTTACTGGCGACCATTCTTCAGTACTTGGCTCAGAGAAAGCATCACCAAAAGCTAATGCTAATGTTTTTGTTCCCGATGCACCACCTTGAAAAAATGTGTCAATCAAATCGTTTACCTCAGACCATGAAGATCCATTCCATTCTTCACACTTCCCCACAGGAGACATAGGTGTTCCACCAATACACAAACCTGATGAATTACTTTCTCCTGCACCTTCATGTTCTTTTCTTGCAGTATTCAAATCTGCTACCTCTGTCCATGATGAGCCATTCCAAGATTCGGTAAGAGCCGAACCACTAAAAGGATTAGCACCACCAAAAAATAAAGCAGATGATTGAACACCACAAGCACCTGCTGTATATCTTGCTGTGTTTAAATCATTAACTTCAGTCCAATTAGTGCCATCCCATGATTCTGTTTCAGTTCCACTTGAATCACCCATAATCAAACCTGCTGTTTGAATACCTACACCTTTTGCATAGCTTCTTCCTGTGTTTAAGTCATTCACCTCAGACCAATTCGTACCATTCCACGACTCTGTAAGAACAGAAGATGGATTACCACCACAACCTATACTAGCACTTTGTGTGCCAAACCCTGCCATTTGGTATCTGTTAGTGTTCAAATCATTCACTTCTGACCATGAACTACCATTGTAAAGTTCTGTAGCACCTGATGGTGTAAAACTAGCTAAACCTGCACAAGCTAATGCAGCAGACTGCGTTCCTGTGCCAAACAGTAATCTTCTGCCTGTGTTCAAATTACCACCTGTTGCCCAAGTATTTGCACCATCTGGGTCTTTATATTTAAGGACATCTGTAGTCAAATTATACCAAACTTGACCAACGATTGCATTATCAGGATCAGATGTTCTGATTTCAATGTTTGTGCCATTAATTTCTTTATAACCTGCCATATTATATTATTCTGGTAATGTTATCATTGTTGGTCTTGGTCCGAGTCTTTCAATTTTTTCATCTTCTGATTCGCCTGATTCATTGTTATTATCCCAATCTGTTTGTGAGTTTTGTATGTGTGCATCGACAAGTGCTTGTGCTTCTGTTTTAGTTTTTGTAACAGCTAAAACTTTATTTATCCAAAGATTTGCATCTTTGTTGTTTATTGGTAGGCGATAAACATTTGCAGGATAACCTACAAATTCAACTTTCGCAGATTCATCATGTTCTATAAATCCTTTTCCCCAACACTCTACTACGCAATATTGATAATTCGCCATTCTAACCTCTATGTTGTTGAGATGGTCTCTACACCACCTGGTTTTGTAAATTCTTCTGTCGCAGTCATATTAGGTACACCTGGGCCTGATTGTCCACCTGTTAACATACCTGCTGATTGAGTACCTGATCCTGACAAAGTAAAATATCTTCCACTTGACATATCAGCAACCTCTGACCAACTAGAGCCATTATATTCTTCTGTTGTACTCCAATTAGATGGTGATGGGTGAAATCTTCCCATTGATAATGCTTCTGTTGCTGTACCACAACCACTTTGATATACAGCAGTTAAATTTAAATCACCGACTTCTGTCCAACTACTGCCATTCCATGATTCTGTTTCTGTTTTACCTGATGGAACACTCGGTGCAGCACCACCACCAAATAACAAAGCACTAGAATTAGATTCACCTGCATTACCACCAGACTCTCTTGCTGTGTTTAAATCAGCAACTTCTGACCATGCTGATCCATTCCAAGACTCTGTATTGCCTATTGTTGTGTTAGATGGGCCACCCTCACCACCAAATGCA